GGTCGTCACTCTGCTGTGTTCCGTATAGTTGTTGTTCATAGATGATTTCCACTGACATTGGTGGTGCTCCAGCCATGAGCCTGGCTTCCTTGTAATCAACCATTGGGAGATCCAACTGGGCTCCGGCAGCGTGTCTTAGTAGTGTATCGCGGAAGGACTTGAACTCCTGGAATCCATGAAGGGACATCTCAGAAAGTCCAGTGCGGTAATTCTCAATAGTGGCGGCATCTAGGTCGTTAGACTTACGCACCCACATGACCATTTCACGGATGACCTCTGGTTTGAGAATGCCAATGTACTTACCAGCTTCCTTTCTGAATGACCTCTTCAGGAATGTTTGCTCCCTCAATGGTCGCCACATAGCTGTGTCGGCGAACTTATCATCTCCTGGTGTGTATTTCTGACCGAGGGCTTGCATTGCCCGAGCACAGGTGTCAAAGTCAAACTGTGGTTGTTCCTCATCATACTCACTAAGGTTTCCAACATATGTGACCACTGAGTCATCTCCATAGACCGCAAAGCGGTAATCCTGCAGGTGTTGCTGTCGTGTGATATAGTGACTTCCAACGACTGGTTCCGTTGACATATGGAACGCAGCGTAGTGGTATAAGAGGTTGGCCAGTGAGTTCATGTGTGTGGTGAACGCTGAGCCTGATGGATTTGATCCAGGCTTTGTCACGAGGATGCCATCGTAGGAGAATGTGGTGTTGATGACCCCCTCAAGCAGGTTGCGCCGGATACGCTGATCACGGGCAAATTCCTCATCGGTGTTCTCAGGTGTTGGATCTTGTTGGTGTGCACGTTCATACCACTCTAGTACGATCTTGATTACTAGGTGGGCCACATCAGGATGAATATTCTTGTCGAATGTGGAGAAATCTCCAGCAAATGCTCTGGTCTCCGAGCCTATGGTGTACATATCATCTACGTCATGTCCGTTGGATAGGTATCTATATAGGTTGTCCCAACCCACGCCCAAGGCGTTGATGCCAACTTTGACTGGGAGCACATCATGGTGTCTGTGGCAATATGACATGAAGGAACAGAGATATTTGCGCAGCAGGAAGTTGTATTCCGCTGGCAACACATAAATGGCTCTACATTTGTGGAATTTCTCATTGGCCAATGGACG